TCTACTGGTGGTCTGAAATGTGAAAACTCTTTATCTATTTTACTGAGATTTCTATTGTTAAAAAATTCTTGTCGGTTTTCTATTCTGACTTGTTGAAAGTCTTCTTCTATTGACTTTCCTTTTTGAGTAGGGGATTCAACTAACATTAGTTGTCCGTCTTGATTTCTTAATTCAGTATTGGCATCAATAGAACCTGAAACTTGTTGCTTTCCTTTTAGGTCAGCAATAATTTCCTGTTGTTCTATTATGTCAGCGTCTAATATTTTTTGATAATAGTCTGACTTGTTTCTTGCGTCACTTGGTAAATAAGGCATTTTATCTCACTACTCTAAATTCGTAATTGTCGTCATAGTAATTTATTTCTTCATCACTACCACTACCACTAACTACCTTAACACAAAAACGATAGTTTCGTTCTGCTTGTAGTCCGTTCATCCATAATCTAAAATAATTACCTGTGGAATCACAACTAATTTTAGAACCTGTTCCATATGGAATAACTACTTCTTCGGTATCGGCATCTTTAACTTGATAAAAAGCAGACGCACTTGGTAAATATTTTACCGTAAGTTCTGCTGCTGATGATGAGAAAGCAGTAGTAGGATATAACTCCCTACCAACTACTTGAAATTTTACTTTTGAACCCTCTTTATATTCTGTTCTTAAATTTTTAAAATAAACTTTTAATCTACTTAAATCGTCTCCACTCAAAGCAGATAAACTACCTGTTGAAAAACTTGAGTCGTCCCACACTGCTTCCAATTTAGGTGGGTAGATTGTATGAGTTTCTCTACCAAAGTATTTTAAATTTCCTAATCTATCTGAACTACTTTCGTCTTTCGTTGTATCACTACCGGAAGTATATCCAAAGGTGTAATCTGTTGGTGAGATTGATTCTCTTTTTAAAATAAATCCTCTATTAGGATATGCAGATGATGAGTAGATGTGGTTCTTTACCATATCCGATACATCAATTCTTAAATCTTTTTTGTCAAATGTTAATTGATAAGATGAACTAACTTCATATTGTCCGTCAATACTTGATGTAAACCAACTACCCCCGTCAGTCAATACTGAACCTGTAACCCAAGGTGTTGTGTTTTCTTCATCACGATATCTCCAACTTGCTCCGTCATCCGTTACTGGGTCGTGGTCAAGTTTTCCTGTTCCTTGTTTCCAAGCACTACCACTAACCATATAAGCATAAACATATTGTTCTGCTTCAACTTCTTCTGAAGTTGCGTCGTATAGATTTAAATAAAAGTTTGCGGTGGAAGGAATTATTCCGTCTACGATAGATTGAGATATATCAGTATAGTCAAAATCAATTAATATTCTGGATACATTACCGACGGTTCCATTAGAGTTAACATCTTTTACGATTTCTAATATTTCATCTAATCCTGTATTAACTGATGATGTTGTTCCACCTGAATAAAGTGTTGTATCTCTTTTACCAAACTCAAAATAATGCATTATCTATCTCCTACTACTCTACCCTCAATATCAATATCTGGGTATTTTAATTCAAATATACTTGGGTCCAATGAAGGATAAACAATTCCATCTCTCGTAGCTGCATCCATATCATATATGTTTCCACTATATCCTTCAGACACTTTGTGTTTGTTTTCAATCACTACAATATTCTTATTAGGATTATTGTCTTGTGGTGGAACTACTGAGATTACCCCCTCAACCAACGAGATAACATAAGCAATATCATTCAACACAATCGGTTGATTGATTTGCCATTTTTTAATTTCAAAATGTTTCTTGACTGCTTGTATCGCTCTAAACAATACTTCGTTTTTATTAAATCCTCTACGAACCAATATACCAAATCTTACTCCAACATTTGTAACATAAGCATCTTTAATGTTGATAGCGTCTGTTAATATTCTGTATTGTGAAAGATATGTTTTAACATTTTGTTTTACTGCTTCGTTCAATTGAGTTAACTTTCTATCTGAAGTGTATCCCAACATATATAAATTTAATGCTAAAGGATTTGGTATAGTATCAATATTACCAATTCGTTTTACCACTCCGTCAATAACTTCTAATTGTCCGTTCTGTTCTAATTGTTCATCTTGAACAATAAATGCTTTTGCTACATTACCATACTTTTGTGGTAAAGAGTAAACACGAGTTACATAGTCTTCTTTTGTTACTGCACGATTTTGTGCATTAAAGTAAGCACTTGCATTTAGTTTTATATCTTCTAATGTTTCTTGACTTGCTCCACCTGTTGCTCTTTCCAAATTAGTAACTTGAATACTTTCTTGAACACCTCTCAATACTGATGAATCAATACCAGATGTGGAATTAGTAAAACTTAAACTATTCAACATAGTTATAGAATTTACTGGAACATTATGTTCTACTGCTCCACCATAACGATAAGTTACGGTTAGTGTTGTATTTGCAGGTGACAATCCAAATGTTTGTGTTTTTAAGAAATTACTTGGGTCAAAACTTTCGTCTAACCTTGAAACACCACCACCTAATGCTGAACCAACATTATCTGGATTTGGTATTATTTCTTCATCTGCATTATCACTAATACCTGAACCAAATCTTATTTCAGTTTTGTTTTTATCATTTACTCTTGTGTTAAATCTTCTTGATGTTTTAATAAGTTTTAACAAGTAAGGTGATTCATTTTGATATTGTGATAAACTTGGGTCATTTAAAGTTGTATTTTCTTGTGTTTCAAAAACTGTATCCTGTGCTAAGAAAGGAACCTCATACCAACTACCTCCGTCTGAATCAGTAACGGAAACCACTTCTGTAATTTTTTCTTTATCTAAAGTTATCTTGTCAAACTTTGTTGCTGTTCCAAATGTAAATTGTTCAGTAGTGGTGATACCTGATTTAGCAAGACCTGTTTTGAACAATCTAAAACTTGTAGGAACATCTCCGGATGCCGGTGTTAATGGTATTGATTCTAAATCATCTAATGAACTTGATACTTTAAAGTTAACATCATCTAATAATGAAAACTCAATACCAGTTGTTGACTTTAAAATTGTTCCTGAGTTAATTATAGAAGCGTATCTCATATCTGGTGATGATGTAAAGCTTGCACCAGCTCCACTACCACTCGCTGGAACATCCATAGCAAATGTTAATTTTACTGATGAAGGTGCTGCAAGTTTTGGTCGGTATCCATAAGATTGTGCAATCTCATAAATATTTTTTCTTTCTTCTGCTTGATTTAAAAGTGTTTCTCTAAATTGGTTATCAACATAGTAGTTCAATACATCTCCGACATAAGATGCCATTTCAACAAACATCATACCTGGTGATGCTTCATTAAAATCATTGTATTGGTTTGGGAAATATGATTTCGCAAACTCTATTAAGTTTTGTCTTATATCACGGAAGTCTCTACCAAGATAACTTACTTCTTTCTTTACTACTTTTTTGTTTGTTCCGTAATCTATATCTCTTGGATTTGGTGTTGGCATTAGTTGTCTCCAATATTAAAATTAAATGTTAAGGTTTCAAATACATCTGGGTTAAGTGTAATGGAAAACTCTAATGATATATTTATTATATTGTCATCTGGTTTTGCATCCGTTACAATCTCATTAATGATAACATAAGGTAGTTGTCTTGAAATAGCTTCTCTTATTGTACTATCTATTGCTTCTACCGATATTACTCCAATGTTTTCAAAAATTTGTTGTTTAAGATTAGAACCAAAGTCCGGTTGCATAACTCTTTCACCTGGACTTGTCAATAGTAGATTTCTTATATTAGATTTTGCTTGTTCTAATACCGTAGAAGTTGAGTGGAAAAATCCATCTACACTTCTTCCTAATGGAAATCTAATTCCTACTTTAGTATCTTCATTATTATTTATTTCTCTTACACTTGCCATTATGGTCTGTAATTACCTTCGCCTGATTTTTTCTTATTAATTGCTTTCATCAATCCAGAATAATCACGAGTTAATGCGTTTTGAACATCTTCTGGAACTGCGTCTACTGAAACCCCAGCTTTCTTAATAGTTTGAACTGCTCCCATTTCTCGTGCCTTTTCTTTATTCTGTCCACGACCTAAATTTCCATATCCTAAAACTTCTGCCATATTATCACTACCTAATACTCCTCCACCCAATGTTGGATAGTCATCTGTTTGTGATGAACCCAATGGTTTTGTATTGTTCAATACTTCATTTAAAACTGGGTTTTTTGAATATTGTTTATTAGGTTTATTGACAACCTTTTTAGGTTTAGGTTTAGAAATCGTTTCTGCTAATTTGATTTCTTTTTCTTCATTAATAAATATCTCACTCAGTTGTTTTTTGACTTCTTTACGAACAACTAATTCAATTATATTTCTTAACTTATTTTTATTCATTATTACTCCTAACTTGTTACTGATTTAATTTTTTCTGCTTCATCTTGTACTTCTACCATAGCTTCCAATAAGTCCATACCACCTGAAAATGCCTGAACTTCAATATCAATTTCAGATATTCTTTGGTCAAATCCATCTGCTGAACCTCTTGCTACATAGCTATTTAATTTTTCGGAAGACTCATCTCTTCGTTTAACCAATGATTGATATCCTGGGTCATCCGGAAATGATTGTTGAACTTCTTCTTCCAGTTTAGTATAAGTATCTAATCTTTGCTTTAATCCTCTACCACCTGTAAACTTACTTATAGTTTGTCCTGTTTTTTCTAAGTTTTCTATTTTGTTTCTAAGGTCTTGTGCCTCTTTCAATCCTAAATCTTCTACTACTCCATCTACTAAATCTTCTTTTAAACTATTAACGACATTTGCTACATCTAATAATTCACCTGACTTTATTGCTTCTAATGCTTTTACCTTTTCATCAATTTGGTCTTTAACATTATCTATGTTTCCTTTTAATTGTTTTAGTGAAGCAAATCCACCTATGATAGAACCAAATCCAGGAATAGGTTTAAACGCTTCTTTTAATTCTTTCATCGTGTAGGTTTTCCATTTAGACTTATCTAACCATTTTAATTTTAACACCAAGTCATTAAATTC